AAGTCTGTGAGCCGCCATTCATCTTTAGAATCATTCGCTGCTCATCGGCAACTGTCCCAACGATCTCCACGCTGCCCTCATATATTTTACCCAGGATTTGTTTTCCTGCCTCAAAGTTAATCGGTCTTCCGCCATTTCCGCAATAGACGTTCAGTGAGAAGATATGTCCGTGCATCATTCGTCCGGCACCGACAGTTGAACTTGTATCCACACCGAAAGGATTGTTATTCAGCGACTCTTCTTTCATATACTTGAATTCAATTTTGAGTTCAGGTTCCGTGAAAGCATAGCCGCTGTCGATATAACCTTGGGCGTGTGTTTCCAAATACTCGACTTCCTGATACGCTTTCGGAAGCCGTGGAATCCGGATATTCTTCACACTCGTCATGTCCATAGCGTGACCTCTTTCTCAACGGTCGTTCCGTCCTCAAGGGTAAACTCCCACGTTTCATGGGTCAGCGTACCGGACGGGATCTTCGCCACCAGTGCCGCCGTGATGCCGGAATCAAGAGCCGCCTGCTGTGCGGGTGTCAAGGTACCGAGACCGTGTTCGGCAATATAGGCAAGCCATTTTTCAATTCGGCTCTGCGGTTCTTCCGGCTCAATGCCTGCGATACCGGCAATGACCGCCAGCCACTTTTCTTCCCGCGACTGCGGTGTTTCAGGTGTTACACTCATAGTGAACCTCCACTTCCGTAAACAAATACGATTAAAATGAATAAGAAAAAGCCGTAGAGCGATGACAAGAGTCGGTACAGAACCCAAGTCACCGCTCCAAGGCACACAAGAACAATCATCAAAACAATAAAATCATGTCTGTTCCATTTCAATTGATACCTCCCTCATTATAACTGTCACCATGGTTACTTCTTGGGAATCTTCAAAACCTGTCCGGCATAGATGGTGTTGTTTTTCATACCGTTGAGTTCCTTGATTTCCGTATACCGTGATCCGGAGCCGAGGAGCTTCTTCGCAATATTCCAAAGGCAATCCCCACGCACAACCGTGTAGGTCGTGTAAGTTACAACAGGTTCGGCCTTTTCAGTCGTTCCGGTCACAAGAGCAAGATCGGCAACATTTACCGGGGACATGATTCCATATTTTTCTTTTTCATCTTTGTTGATGACTGCCCTGTCCCCGCTGATGGAGTGGATGAACCAGTTGAGTTCCTTCACCCAACCGGGGATGTTCTTTCCGCTGTAATACTTCGTGCCGGTGATTCTGACGAGATCACCTTTCTTGAAAGCAGAAGCAGGCTGCGGTACGGGTTCAGGCTTCGATTCCGGAGCGGTTTCCGCTTCATAGGTCACATAGGGCAGCTTTCCGTGCTTCGTCCAGTTTCTGCGGTTATAGCCGCTGACAGAACGGTTGCAAGCGGTAATCTGCACCTTGTTCTTCCACTTGGGCGTACACTCCACGGCAAGCCCATCACCGACATAAACACCGATGTGTCCCTCCATCCAGACCGCTTCGCCGACCTCAATGTGAGAGAAATCCGTGGAGACATTCTTGCAGACCTTAATCATAGAATCCGCTCCGATGTCCGGCACACCGTTACTGGCGTATTTCGCACCGCCATAGGTCTTGGTCGTATCACCGTTCCAACCCCACAGAACTCCCTTAATAAGGCAAACGCAGTCAAAACCGAAAGTGTCGGCTGTGGCTGCGTTGATCATGGCAGTTCGTGATGCCTGTTTATTGTAGTTATGGTTGCTTGTATATCGTTTCTTGTTTGCCGCCGTCATTGGAGCACCGAAGCACCCCATGATATACAGCGTCTTGTAATTCTTGGCGATATCAATGAGCTTTCTCGCCAGTTCCTTATTCGTCATTTTCTTTTCCTCCGTTAGATTGAATGTTGGTAATCCGTGCCATATAGTAGACTTGCCGCAGGGTTTTCGGAAATAGCACATCCGGATTCTTTATCAGAAGATATAACCAGGCGGACGAAACGACCGATTCCCACACATGAAACTCCCAGGGAAGCTGTGCATGAGTAGCCGTCACATAAAGCACACCGCCTGTTCCGTTTTCGATCTCCTGCAAAGCAATGCACTCATCCACATAGGTTTTCGCTTCCTCGCCGTGGCCTAAAAGCAATGCTAAAGCCGCATACCCCAGCGTTCCTTCCGTCCACACGATATCCGGAGAACCGGTATAGCCGCCGTCACGGTCACTGTACGGCTTGAAGCCGGAGAAGGAACGACTGCTTGCGTACCGCTGATTGTAATAATCCTGCTCCTCGCTCTGCACGATATACTTTTCTTCGGTCAGATACTCGTTCTTTGCGGCATCTTCGCAGGCAAAGGAACATTCTTTGTTGAGAATTGAAAAGGCCGTAATTCCCGCCCAGGTAGTGCAGTCGAGTGCCCATGCACTGTCTGGCACAGCACTGATGCCCTGAAAGAACCGACCGTTTTCTTTGTCATACAGTTTGAAATACAACTGGTCCCGAATCAGTTCTGCCGCTTCCTTATACTTCTTGACATTCAGAACCAAAGAACAGCCTTCTAATCCCTGCAAGGCAGAACATTGATGTTCCGTAGAACACCACTCGATTTCCCCTTCGATGTAGGAGTAATCATCAAAGTCATAAGTGCCGTAGCCGCCTTTGAGCAATCCGTAGCGAGGGTCTTTCGTGTCGGTGATCTGACGGCTGATGAGAAAGTCACCGGCTTTCTTGATCATTTCGTTATAAGCGGTATCTCCGGTGGTCAACACATAGTAGCAAGCCCCCCAAAGAAGCCAGCCCATAGCGCCGGTTCTTACATAATCCTCAAACAGCTGTCCGATATAGATGTCATAGGAGAAATTGAAAGAACCGTCATAGTTCTGCTCAAATTTCATCCTGTCCAGCATCTCTTTGCAAATCTCATAATCTCCACTAGTTGTAAAAACAAGCAGAGCCAATCCCACATCGTATGCCCATGTTCGAGAGTTCAGACAGTAACCGTAAACCCGCTGTGCTCTGGTACCGTCTTTGTCGTACTGCGGATCGTCCTCCGGAATCAGAAATGAAGCCGGAAGCCTCCCACTTTCGATATTTGCAACAGCTCCGGCAAGACCGATGACTTCGTAGCCTCCGGGGATTGGGTGAATCAGCTTTGCAATCTTGTGTCCCTGGGTGACATGGTTTGTAAACCAGATAAACCCGCCGCTTCCGCAGTTCCATATTTTGCAGTCCTCAAGAAGGTATTCCGTGTCTGCATAGGCAAAAACACGGACAGAATAATCGGTTAGATATCCGTAGGCATAGCCACCGTTTTCCGGTGTTTCCTCACGGGAAAGCGAGTAGACTTTTCTGTAGGCTTTCATATCATCCGTGGAAGAAATCAGCTCCCAATAAGAGGATAATCCGTAGCCGAGCCGGAATTCTTTAATGCCTTCACGGACTTCCACAGGAAGCGTGTAATACACGGTTTCCTCGTGCGTTTCTCCGGTGATGGGGTCTTTGACCGTATAGACCTCCATGTATTCCCATTCAGCCACCCAGCTTCCACCGGAACCAAGCGGACAAGTCACGACTTCATAATCCGTATCTCTGTACACATAGACATTGACACCGGCATTGGACGGACTGCTGACATTACGCCAGCTTCCCGAAACCTGCCCGGTATAGTCATAGCCGTAGAAACGGCTTGTGGAGATATATCTCGGTTCGATTTCACCTTCACTGCCGGAGAAGCCCGTAACGCTGCCCCACATGACATCGCCTTCGTACCAGTCGGAATACTCGTCTCCCCAATGAATACTGTGGTCAAAGTGGTTTATATCAAGCTGATTCTTTATAAACTGCAAGGCACGGTTTGCCGCAGTCTGATATTTTTCTCCGTCAAATACGCTCATTCGGTTTCCTCCTCATCAACCGGAACGGTGCAGTAGAAGACCATCAGCGTGACTGTTGCCGCCGACACATCGGAGAGCGTTGCACCGATATAGGCATCAAACTCCGAACCGCCACGGCGAAGAAGCGTGACTGTTCCTTCCGAACCATCATCCGTATGGATGTGGAAATACGGTCTGTCTCGATAGGCACGGGTAAAATACATCGTGCCGATCCCGATCAGTTCTCCGAATTCCACGGTGTATTTTGCGGTGCTTTGCCGGATGTCTTCGACCGTGGTTTCCAATTGATACAGCGAATCGTTGATGGTCGGAATGTACTGACCGACCGTGACGGACACCTCTTTGTAGTTGAAAGGGTTCCAGTCCATACCCACGATTCTGCTCTGAGCATCAATGCCGAGCTGCGGGAAAACGATATGAAGATTATCCCCCATTTCAAGGTCGCCCTTTTGATAGAGACTCAAGGAATAGTTCAGCGTATCATCTGCCACGTTGTAGGTATAGGAAATATCCTGCACCAATGAGGTCTTCATGATTTCAATCGGGATGCTTGTTCCCACATGGCTCCTTATTCCGATGCTGTAGCCGTAGTATTCGATCTCACAGCCGGTCAAAGCAATGAGCTGCATCAGGCAGGCGCGTCTGGTGGCATCCTTATTGACCCTCAGCGTAACCTCTTCTGTCGGGTCAACCTCTCCAACCGTAAACGGTGTGCTGGATAGCAATGTCCGCAGGATGTTCTTCGGGGTGTCCGTCATATCGAAAGCCTGAACCTTGTATTCCTCATTGTTCAGAAGATAAGACACATGGTCACCGGAGAACTCCGTATAGCAGATGCCGGATGAAATGTTCTTCTTGATCTCATTGACTATGAAAACCAGTCCTTCCACTTCCACACGGTCACCGGCAAGAATAACGCCTTCTGTCTGACGGGTGATGATTTTGGTATCTATGGAGCATTCCCCGTCCAGTTTCTGAACGACCGAACAGCCGTTGACACCGCGATAGGTATGTTTCAGTCCTCCGCTTGAACCGTCCCCGTTGGCTTCGTAAACACAAAGCCTCGGATTGATGGGCAGTTCACGGTAAACCGGCCAGAAGGTGCTGTCTTCGGTGATATAGGAGTAGTTCCCGCTCCAGGAGAGAAAGACAAACCGTCTGTATTTCTCGGGTGTGGGCGGAACCGCACTTTTTCCATGCTCCACTTCCTGCTCCGATACCACGGTCTGCCTGTCCTTATCCAGGAATCGAACCGTGTAGACATTCGGTTCGTAGATCGGATTGACGGTCAAGTCACTCGTAACATGGGAGAAATCTTTATCCCAACGGACAAAGTGATGTCCTTCCACCAGAAGCGGTGTGGGAGCTGTGGCACTGTGTCCGTGAGCGATATGCTGAACAGAGGCTTCCCCGCCGCCGTATTTCGTGAACACAACGGTATAGACCGTTTCATCATAGGTCGGTCGAACCGTCATATCCTCGGTGACATGGGTGATGTCCGCATTCCAGCCGGAGAAGGTTTTTCCCGTTATGACTTCCGGTGTCGGTGCCTGTGAGGTGGCGTCTCCCCCATAGGTCACAACAGCCGTACCGAGCAGATCATCACCGGCATAATTGAGAAACCGTACCGTGCAGGTTCTGTCCGTATAGGTCGCCTTGACCGTTATCGCTTCGGTGATGTAGGTAATGGGCTGCGTCCAGCCGTTGAAGACCTTTCCCGTAAAGCTCTCCGGTGTGGGAGCCCTGCTTGTAATGTCTTCTCCGTATTCCGCAAGAACAGTACCCAGAAGATCATCACCGGCGAAATTCAGGAAGCGGACAAGAAAGACTTCCGGTCCTGCCGTGAAGTCCGCTCCGTCTCCCTGATTGGTATAGAATACACCTTCCACGGTATCGTACATCCCCGGCTTGTTATCCGAGGTTCTGACACAGGGTTCAAAGTTTCGTACAAGCACACCGTCCGCATCGTAGAAGCGGAGATAATAAATCCGACCTTGCAAAAGGTATAAGACATCACCGGTACCCCGATTCGAACCAAACACGCAATCTGTATAGGTTGTTCCGGGGAAGAAATAACTGCTTGAGTTGTTTTGAAAAGTCTGGCTTTCACCGTTGAGGGTAATGACAGCCTGCTGATTTGCTGTCGTTGCGCCGGTAATGACCACAGAACCTTCATAAATTGTGTTTACAACTTGTTTTAGACCTGTAGACAGCCCTCTTCCGGTATTTCCGGTGTAGAAATTGTTGGCGTAGGTATGGCCATGCATTGCCCTTCCGCCGGTACCGGTGACTGAATCGACACCGAAAACATTAGAGTTGAGATTTGTTTTGAGGTATTTCAGCTCTATCTTCAGTTCCGGTTCTGTGAAGGCATAGCCGGAATCGAAATATTGATTACCATTGGCTTCCAGATAAGAAACTGCCTTGTAGCCTTCCGGCAGATTGATGATTCTATCCATGTGCTATGCCTCCTTTATACTGTTCCGAGATTTCTGAGGGACGCTTTCCCACGCTGATACTGAATCTGAGATACCACAGTGGTGATGACCTTGCCGTCAATCATGATCGGCTGAGAAAGCTTCACTTCACCATAGTCCCCGCCGCTGACACCGTTTCCGACTGTTGCAGTCAGGTTGGCATTCATATCCGGCAGAGCTTTTTTCATATCCATCACACCAGCAACACCGGAGATGGCTTTTTCAATCAGCGGTCTGTTCTTCTTGATACCCTCCGCCATACCGTGCATGAAGTCTGGCATCCATTTTTCAAAGTCCGTCAAAGGACCTTTGTCCGGCACAGAGAAGTGCAAGTAAGAACGGATGGTCGATGCCACGTTGCTGACGGCGCTGACCACGCTTGAAATCATGGACTTAATACCGTTCACGATATTCTGAATAATATCCCGTCCCCAAGAATAAGCCTGAGAAGCAAGGTTCAGAATATAATTCTTCGCAGCCTCGAAGCCGTTCTGAATTGCACCACGGATGTTGCTTACCGTGCCGGTGATAGCAGAGAGCATATTGTTGAATGCTGTGGTGATGGCATTCCAGATGGCATTTGCAATTGTGGTCACCGTAGTTTTGATGTTGTTCCATGCCGTACTGATGAACGTCGAGATGGTATTCATCACAGTCGTGACCGTGGTGGAGATTGCCGTCCAGATTGTGGTAAAAAAGGTACTAATGGCGTTCCACACCGTCTGCGTCACCGTCTGAATCGTGTTCCAGGCATTGGTGATAAAGGACGAGATCGCATTGATGACCGTAGTCACCGTGTTGGAAATCGCTGTCCAGATCGTGGTGAAGAACGTGCTGATTGCATTCCATACGGTTTCCGTTGCTGTCTTAATGGTATCCCACGCCGTAGTCAAGAAGGTCGAGATAGCCGTAACCACCGTGGTGAAAACATTCTTGACGCTCTCCCACAGACTGACAAAGAAATCGCAGATAGCATTCCATGCCGTGGTGATGGCTTCACCCATTGCCTGCCATGCTTCGGCAAGCCACTGCCCCACTGCCGCAACAATCGCTTTGATGTCTTCCCACAGGTCGATCCAGAACTGTCGGAACTCTTCACAGTTGTTCCAAAGATAGATAAAGGCTGCAACCAGTGCCGCAATTGCCGCTATAATGAGAATAATCGGATTGGCGGCAAGCACAGCGTTTAACGCTCCGAATGCTGTCTTCACCGTGTTGATAATTCCTGCAAGTTTCGGCAGAATCGTCATGACCGTACCGATACCGGAGATGATTTTTCCTCCGATAATCAGTACCGGCGATAATATTGCTATAAACGAGCCGAGCTGAACGATGAAATTCTTCGTTCCGTCAGACAGTCCGTTCCACCAGTCAAGCACATTCCGCAAAACGCCCATGAGGTTTTTCAGGATCGGAATCAGGATATTACCGATATCCACAGCCACCGCTTTGAAGGCTTCCTTCAGCTGGCTGACCTGTGAAGCAAAAGTCTCATACCGTTTGCTTGCCTCATCCGTCAGAGCCGTGTTGTTCTGGTATGCTTCGCTCGAAGTGTCGATAGCATCCGAAAGCACACCGGAAGCCAAAGCCAGGGACTTTAACATATTGGACTGACGAACACCGCTCATCCCCAGTTCGTCAAGAACGAGGGTAGCGCTCTCGCCCTTCTCATCCAAAGAGCCCAGTCCGGCAATGAAAGCCTGCAATGCAGTAATCGGACGGTTCTCCCATGCGGAAGCAAACTCAGCAGAAGACATGCCTGCCACAGAAGCGATTCTGTCGAGTGCCTCTGTTGAGCCGTTAGCAGCGTCCGATGCGGCTTTTTCGATTGCCGTTAAGGTCTGCGTCATGGCAGTACCACCGGCTTCAGCCTGAATGCCGACAGAACTCATGGCAGTCGATAAAGCAAGGATGTCTGTGGAAGTAAGTCCCGCCAAGGTCCCTGCCGAAGCAAGCCTTGTACTCATGGCTACGATGGACGCTTCATCGGTAGCAAAGTTATTACCAAGGTCAACGATGGCAGCACCCAGTCGGTCTACATTTCCTGTCGATTCACCGGTGATGTTGAGGAATCGTGCAAGAGCAACTGCAGCTTCATCCGCTGAAAGGTTGGTGGAGTCACCGAGCATGACCATGGTTTTGGTAAATTCAAGAAGATGTTCCTTGGAGATACCGAGCTGACCGGCGGCTTCGGCAACAGCCGCGATGTCCTCTGCGGAGGATGCGGTTTCGGTTGCCATCTTCTGAATGCCTGCGGCTAACTGTTCGTATTCTTCTTCGGTGGCGTCTGTAGTCTTTTTGACACCGGCAAAAGCAGATTCCCAGTCAGTAGCAGCTTTGACCCCTGCAACACCGACAGCCGTAGCCGCCGCAGAAAGCGGAGCGAGAGATTTGCCTACACCGGTGATGGCATTGCCGACACCCTGCAGTTTTGTCCCTACAGCCGCTATTTTTTCAAGAGCAACAGCCGACTTGGATGCCTGGGCTTCCAGTTCCTTCAGCTTTTGCTCTGTTTCGGCGATCTCCCTTTGAAGGGCATCATACTGCGCCTGGGAGATTTCGCCCCTCTGGAGGGCTTCGTTGGCTTGCTCTGCGGCTGTCTTAAGGGTGGCAAGCTTCTCTTTGGTTTCGGCAATGGCATCCTTTAGAAGTTTCTGCTTTTGGGTCAGAAGTTCCGTATTGCCGGGGTCAAGCTTGAGGAGTTTCTCCACATCCTTCAACTGTGCCTGGGTGTTTCTGATTTCACTATTGACGCCTTTCAAAGCGGTCTGGAGCTTAGTGCTATCGCCGTTAAGCTCGACCGTGATACCTTTTATTCTACCGCCTGCCATAGAAAGCCCTCCTTTCTGCTGTTTTTCTGCTTATTCTGTGAACTTTTTGAGCATATTGATCAGAAGACATCGAACTGCTCCTGCCCGGCCACCACATCGAATTTTTCAGAGTCCCTTTGGCTTTCTGTGACCATGTCAGTGACCATTCCGATGGTGAGCAGGTCGAGATCCCGGATGGAGATCCC